TGAATTTGCATCCAAATCACCCCCATTATATTTTTTTAACATCCGTAACATTTCTTACTGGTATTTTTTAACTAAAGTAAAATTATACATCGTGATTTCACTGGATGATTTGCTATACATCAAAATCATTAATGAATATATATCTATAAATAAGTATATAATATGATTACAAGCCTTAGAAATGATATAATAACACATCTAAAGAAAAAGGGTGGATATGATCCAGATGTCGATAATTATATTATTGACGAGTTAATTGAAAATATCACTTTATCAAAAGAATGTCTTACTGTACTTAAAGCGGAAGGAGTAGTTCAACGATATACAACAACTTCAGGTAGTGAAATGACTAAGATGAATCCTTTAGTTGGAATATATCAAATGTTTCAAAGAAATATTGCGCAACTATCTACAAAGTTAGGTATAAACCGTAAAGATAGACTAATGCTGAAGTTGGTTGAAGAGAAAAATAAAGATTCCTTCGATGAAGACTTCAAATAAAAAACAATTTTATGAATCCCTTAAACAACAAGAAGAAAGTATAAACCACAAGTACGATTCTTCATACGCCGATGATGATTATAATAAAAACTTGATAAGAAATATGGAGAGAGATATTATGCTTAATCAAATCCTATGTAACTTAATGATAAGTAAGAACTAATGAATTTATCAAAGAATGAATATGTGTTGAGTTGTTGGCAGAAAGCAAGGGATTATCAGAAGGATGTATTAGACGGTAATATAATAACAAACGAGAATATAAAACTTGCCGTAAAAAGATTACAAAATGATTATCAACGTCCAGATCTTGAATGGAGACCTGATGCAGTAGAAAAGGTATTTAAATTCTTCTCATACCTATATGTCGATGATAATAAACAAATTGTTCTTCAACCATTTCAATGTTTTATAATTCTTGCACTGTTTGGACTTTATTATAAAGACACAAATGTACGTAAATATTTATATGCATTTCTATTTATAGGAAGAAAAAATGGTAAGACAACATTCGCTAGTTGCTTACAGCTTTATTTTATGATGGGTGATGGTCAATCATTTCCGCGTTCTTTACTTATATCTGCTTCACAAAGAAATGCTCAAGATACAAGTTATGCATCTCTTCAAGAAATTATCAAACATTCACCTGCAATTAACAAACGAGTAATTGCCAGACGTAGTAACAAAGTAGAATTTAAAGACCCTTCACGATTAGGCTGGACACAAACTACTGTAATGGACACAGATAGGTTGGAAGGGTATAATCCAACTAGTTGTATATTGGATGAAATCCATACATATAAAAATGGTGACAAGTTTAATGTTATTAAGAACGGTTTGGGAACCAAATTAAATCCAATGCTTTTTCTTATTTCTACAGGTGGGTATGGGAAAGATACATTTTGTACTCAATTAGTTGAGACTGGGAGAAAAGTATTAAGAGAAGAAATAAGAGATGATAGGTTCTTTTATTTATTGTATGAACTTGAAGAAGGAGATGATTGGCAAGATGAAAAGAACTGGATAAAAGCGAACCCGGGATTAGGGACTATACTTGATGAACGTATATTTCGTGATGACTTTAATACATCCAAAAATCTACCGTCTGCCCTTGATGATTTCTTAACTAAGAGACTTAATATGTTCCTTGAAGAAAACTCACAATGGATAGAAAGAGATACTAGGGTCGCTGCATTTAAAGAATTTTCAGAAGAAACAGTTAAAGGTTTGCCTTGTTATGTTGGACTAGACCTTTCATCAACAAGAGACTTAACATCTATAGTTTGTGTATGGGATGAAGGAGATAAATTTTATGTAAAACCTTGGTTCTTTTTTGTAAAGAGAGATGATAATGCTTTACGTAAAGGTGGGATTGATATTAATAAATGGATAAAAGAAGATTATGTAATACCTTGTTCCACACCAACATTAGATTATGACTTAGTAAGAGATAAATTAAAAGAAATATATAATAAATATAATGTAATTGGATTAGGATACGATCCCTGGCACGCTGATAGGATATTAAATGAAATGAAAGAAGTAGGATATTGGTGTGTTCCTATTGCTCCAGGTGTCAAAAACTTTGATCCTGCATTAAGATTTACTGAAATGCTTTTTTACGAGCATAAAATTCAAATATTTCCAAATGAATGTATGAACTGGAACTTAATGAATTTAGTAATTGGGAAAGGAGATATAAATGGAAATATCAGACCTAATAAAAATGAAAGTGCTGACAGTATTGATGGCGTAATTTCAATGCTTAATGGTTTTGCATTATACATACAACAAAATAATAATGCTGCTTCGATATTCATTAAAAACATTTAATGAATGAATATATATAAAAATAAGATATTAATATGTCAATATTCTCAAATTTATTTGGTAAAGTTAAAGTGGTTCAAGGAGAAACTAATACTGAACTTAAGAGAATGGACCAATACTTAAACTTTCCATCAACAGATTTTGATCTAGAATTAGGTGAAAGTATATCAACAATATATACAAGTTGTAAAATATTAGCTGATGATGTAGGTAGTTTTCCTCTTAACTTATATCAAAATAATGAAGATGGAACAAAATATGTCGATAAAAATGATTATCGATACTCTTTGTTACATTATAATCCAAATGGATATACTACTTCAAATATATTCTTTTCTACTCTTGAATATATACGTAACATTAAAGGCAATGCATTTGCTCAAATTATTAGAGATGGTAGTAAAATTGTAGGTCTTGAACTTATTAATCCATCTGTTGTAGTTGGATATGCAAAAGCTAATGGTGAATTATATTACATTTTAGAAATAGATAATGAACAATTCAAAATAAATGCAAGTGAGATACTTCATTTTAGAAGTTTGTCAGATAATGGAATATGGGGTATAAATCCTATAGAAAAATTAAGACTTAATCTATCGACAACATATAAAGCATTTCATACGATCGATAAATTTTATGATAACAATGCCACATCTCCTAAAGCTTTAAAGACAACTATACCTGAAGGAATAAATCCAAGAGAATGGCAAAATAAAATTGTAGATTTTACTGATAAATACGGAGGATTTAAAAATGCCGGTAAAGTAATATCACTTCCTCCATTTACTGAATTACAAGATATCACATTAAGTTTTGCTGATGCTGAATTTATTTCAACAATTAGATTTAATGTTGATCAGATTGCAAGTTTGTATAGAGTTCCACCACACTTAGTAGGAAACTTTGAAAGTTCCAAGTTCAATAATCTTGAACAATTACAATTGAATTATAAGATTAATACTATCAGACCTATACATCGTATGTATAGACAAGAAATGGAGTTCAAGCTTCTTACAACACAAGAAAGAATAAATGGTAAGAGCATAGAATTTAATACTAATGCAATTGTGGAGACGTCGATGAGTGAACGAATAGCAGCCTTCAAGGAGTTGTTCTCAATGGGAACTATTTCACCTAATGATATTGCAAAGTATGAAGGATATCCAACTTTTGAAGGGGGGGATGACCACTTTTTACTTAATCAATATATGTCACTTGAAAATATAAATAAATTAAAGGATTCATCAATAAATGTATAAGGTATTTCTTACGATAAATATGTTAGACCAAACTAAATGTTATGTCGGAATGACTGGAAGAACAGATAAAAAAGCATCTAGTTATAAAGGTAGTGGTAAGTATTTTTTAAGCGCAATAAATAAATATGGCGAGGAAAACTTTACAAGAGTTGACTTAGGAGAATTTAATAATAAAGATGAATGTCATTATTGGGAAGGATTTTATATAAAACTATATAAAACGGAAGTAAAATATGGAGGTTATAATGTAAGTCCAACTGGTGGAATGCAGGTTTCTGGAAAGCATTCTGAAATGACTAAAAAGCAAATAGGAATTTCAAACTCAAAAGCATTAAAAGGAAAACATCTTCCTAAAATTGTTTGTGAAAAAATTGGTAATGCTTTAAGAGGAAAACAAAGATTAGATATGAAAGGTAAAAATCCTTGGAATAAAGGTTTAACAAAGGAAACAGACCAACGGGTTAAACAATATGGAGAAAACGTTAGTAAAACAAAAAAGATAACTAACTGTGAACCTTGGAATAAAGGACAAAAATTATCTGATGAACATATAAATAAACTAAGGATATCACATACTGGTTTAAAACAATCCGAAGAAACAAAAAACAAAAGAAGCATATCTATGATAGGAAAAAATGTAGGGAAAATTCATACAAAAGAACAAAATGAAAAACATTCCTTAAGAATGAAAGAAAACTATCTAAAAAAGAAACAGATATTTCAGAAAAGCAATGAATATATATAATAAAATAACAGAATAATATGGCAAAGGAAAATATTGAATATAGATATTTACCAACGGACGTAGTGGAATGCCGAATCCTTGAAGATGAAAACAAACGATACCTTGAAGGCCACGCATCGATCTTTAATTCCCGTTCTAAATTACTATTTGAAAATAACAGGTTTTTCAATGAAGTGATTGCTCCCACTGCCTTTGATAAAGTTTTACAAGATGAAAAACTTGATGTTCCTATGACCTATAATCATAATAGAGGTCAATTGTTAGGAAGAACCAAGTCTAATACCTTGAAACTTGGAAAAGATGAAAAAGGATTAACATTTCGAGTTGAAATACCAAACACAGCAACAGGCAATGAAGTTTATGAGCTCGTTAAGCGCGGTGATCTCTATGAAAATTCATTTGGTTTTATTGTTTCTAAAGATGATCAAGAATGGTCTAAAGATGAAGAAGGGAATAGTATAAGAACTATTAAAAATGTGCAACGCTTAGTTGATGTTGCAGTTTGTATAAATGGTGCTTATGCTAATACCGATGTAGCAGCAAGATCATTATCAGAAATCGAGGAAGAAGAAGCTAAAAGAATAGAAAAGGAACAAGAAATGCTTGAAGCTAAAAGAAAAATGGATGAAGAACTTAATGAAATGAGGACTCATCTTGAAAAACTTAAAATAAAAAAATAAATCATAATGAAAAAAATAAATGATCTTAAATCAGAACGTTCTGAAATAATCGAAAAGATGGAAGTGCTTACAAAAAGTGAATCACTTACCGAAGAACAGCGTTCAGAATGGTCAAATCACGATAGTAGAATTAAAGCTATTGATGATGAAATTTCTCTTCTTGAAAGACAAGAGGAACTTAACAAAACTAAAATTAATACAAAAAATATGGAACACACAACTGAAAAACCAAAAAACATAGGCGAATCATTTAGAGATTTTCTTGTAAATGCAGTTGAACAAAGAGGTGAAACTAAATTTGAATTAAGAGCAGATCCTATACTAACATCAACTGACAGCGATATGGTCACAAAAACAGTAAATGCTGGTATTGATATTCTAACAAGTCCAGGTGAATCATTCTTACGTGAGTTAGGAGTAACATTTTTCACTGGATTAAATGGTAATTTTGCTATTCCTTCAATGGCTGAAGATACAGCAACATTCCCTGGTGAAGATGCAAGTGCAGCTTCAGCTAATATGCTACCTGATAGCTTA